ACTCGAACACGCGGCCCCCGAGCGGCGACGATGCCATGAATTCGAGCGTGGCGTCGATGCGGTTGTTCGCCAGCGCAAAGGGATCTACGTTCTCCGACACAAGCGCAATCGCTCCGCCCGCATTGAATTCCTTCGCCTTGGAAACGATCCATCCACGGATGCTTCCCCATTTCGTGTTCAAAGCAAGATTCGTCTTGGCAATGCCTGCTGAGAACTTCGCCGTGATCCGCACCAATCTTGCGACGGATTGACGCTGGCCCGCCGTTGCGGAAACCGTGTTCGTGGAGGTCTGATTCTCCATGACGCCGGTATCAACCCCATGCGGACCCGGATCGAAGACGCGGTTGATCTGCTGGTTCCAAGTTTCCGGCGTCCCCGCTGAAATCTGATTCGTGTCGCCCGGCCCGACGTACTCGCGGCTGATGTTCAAGACCTGGTTGACGATTTCGGGATCGTCCATCGAGCCCGCCGTCTTTCCTGCATCGGGGATGAGGAGTTGCTGGTAGACGCGGGAGAATTCAAGCGTCTTGTTCGTGCTGTTGTACTCTTCGCGGGGCTCCCCGATTATCTCGAAGGTCGCCGACGCATCCACCACGGTCAACTGCGCAGCACAGAAGGCATCTATAGCGGTGCGGTATCCAGCGAGCGCCGTCCCCGCGCCGATGGCCGTCCATGTTCCGCTGATAGTCACCTTCTCGCGGCGGGATTCATCGTATTCCACATGGACGGAAGAGTACCGGAGTCCCGAGGTTGTCACGTTGTCGGCGGGAGCGCCGAAGTCGATCCGGACGCGGTACTTGCGCGTCCTTGCCGTGTCCGTGATGTCGCCGACCTTTTCGATTTCAGGCTCCGCGTCAAGGCCGGTGCTATCGGTTTGCTTGAGCGAAAGCAGCGTTGACGAGCCTTGCGTTACCACCAAGTCCTTGCGGGGCTTGCGGAAGGCGGCTTCGCAGGCGGCGCATTCGGCCACGAACGCCGCGTCGTTGGCGCAGGAAAGCGTGATGAATGTGAACTCGAAAGAGGCGTGCGTGTAACCCCGCGTCACGCCAGTATAGGAGTCGATCTGACGGCCCGAACTACCGCCCACAACAAAGCCGTTGTAATCGATCTTGAGTTCGCGGTTGACAACGGTGGTCATTGGTTCATCCCGTTCCTATAGGAATCTCCGACGCCATGGATGACTTCCTTCATGATTTCGCGGTCGCGTTTCATTTCCGCTTGCTTCTGAAGGGCGTTCTTGTCCTGCATGAATCGAAGCACATTGATTGCGCCCATCGTCGGCATCTCGCCGCCGAGCCTGGACGTGGCCTTGTACAAGTCCCATCCTTCCGAATAGGCGGAAAGCGCCGTCGTTACACGGGCTTCGATGGCGTCGATCTTCGCCGCGAGATTGGAAATCGTGTCGCGGGCGATTCCCGCGATTCCCTCCGTGCCCATCTTCCGGTCGAATATCTGCTCCACGATGGCGGCGACGATGGGGCCGGATTGAAGTATCTTCGCGCCGACAAGAGCACCCAGCACGCCTTTCGCGGTTGCCGAAAGCGCGCCGCCGAACATGGCCGTCTCTTCCATCGTCGCTTCTGTTGCAACCGCTCCCTTGAGTCCAAGTCCGCGCACGGTATGATAGGAAGTCACCGCCTGACGCAATGCGCGTTTGGCATCGTCCCGCACGCTTGGCTTGTCGGCGTCAATCGCGTTCTGGCGTCTCAACCCCGCCTGCTGCTTCGCCCCCGGCCCGTACTTTATGTTCTTGAGGTTGACCGCAGTGACTTTCATTTCGAGGTCACGCAACCGTCTCTGTGCGTCGGCGGTATCCAAGATGACCTTGATCTTAGCGTCGCCTATCTGCGTAGTCATTTCGTCACGTCACCACGATAGAGGTCTTGCTCACGGGATCGGACGTGCGCTGGTCCGCTGACAAGGGCGCGTTCGTCTCGTCGTAGGAGGCGAAAAGGGAAAGCGAATACGTCCCCGCCGCCAGCGTAATCGTATGCGTCGTGACGAGCGGACCCGCCAGCGTGACCTCCGTGCCGTCCGTCAAGCTCACGGGAGCCACGGCCCCAGCCTTGTAGACGAGACGCACCCTGTAGCGGTCGTATCGGTCGGGCGGGAGCATCCAGGTGCAAACGATGGACCCCGCCCCACCCGTGCAGGCGAATTTATGCGCGGGATGGTAGAACCGCGTCGCCGTCGTCTCGATCTGCCACAGGTAATCCCGCGTGACGACGTAGCCGAATTTCGGGTCCACGATGGGCGCGACGGCGGATTTGCCACGGGACTGTATCCTCACGCCGTCGATGTCATTCAAGGCTTTCACGGCGGCGAAGACCTCTTCCTCGATTTCCAAGAGTCCTCGCCCCCGCGAGGAAGTCGATCCCGCCGCCCTGCTGCCGCCGATAAGCGGCGTCTCGCCCGTGGGGTCTTGAGGATGCGCAACCATGATGTGCATCCCCGCCGTCAACCGCATCAGATCGGGCTCCTCATTGGCCACGGGGTCTGATTCCTCCTCCAGCGGCCCCACGAGGATGACGGGCATGATGAGCGACCGCAACGCCACTTCGTCGATGTGCATGGAAATACGGACGGATTTTGAATGAAAGATGACCTCCCCCGTGCCCTCCCAGGTCCGCTTCTGTAGGAGGTATTTCATCTGCCGTAGGACTTGCCAAGCGTTCACGGCCCCACCTTCTTTTCTACCGCATCCGCCAATGCCGTCGCCGCTTCCGAATCTGTCAAACTGCCGATTTCAGCATTTATCTCGGTAGCGATGCGGTTCAGCCTTTCGGCGTCCACCGCGATCTTTGCGCGGATGAACGCCGCCCTTGAGCAGTCCTGCATGTCCCGCCAATCGGCCAACGTCAACGCCCCGCCAGCGCGAAGGAACATCTCCGCTTCTTGTTGGAGCAGTTCCGCCGAGGGTTCGCCCTCGATCTTGTAGAAGCAGACAAGGAAGGGATCAATCACAGGCTCAAATCCTCCCTCTTTCCGATGGCGTAGACGCGCCCCGTGGCATCCGGCAACGCGATAAACGCCGCCGCCACGCCCATCTCTTCCGCAAGCGACATCTGGATGAGCGCCGCGTCTTCCATGACCGGGGCGGCATTGTAGATCAAAATGTGCGGATGAGTGTCCACGCTTCTGGGACTGAACAGGAGCTTGAACCCCTTGACAGACAGGCGGTAGCCGGGTTTGTTCGTCGCCAGGACCGGCCCGAAACTCAAGGTTTTGTCCCCCGAAGAGGCCCCGGTCGCCGTGTTCAGGAACACCTTCGCCAGCATGTCGTTGTCGAATTCGCGGAGGACGCAGGCGAGGATGGCCCCCTCCCCGCAATCCAGGACTTCGCACGGGCTGTTCCCCCATTCCTCCGCCGTCACGATATGATGGCGGTGATTGAATCGGAATTCCGCGTCCCGCGTGATCCCGAGCGCGGTCCCGCCGTGGGGGAAGGCTGTGGTCAAATCCGTGGGGTCCGCGCACAAGCGGCCCGGGATGCGGAGGACGTTTCTGGTAAGGGCCGTGCTCACGGATTGATACTCCCAAAATATCTTTGCGTGGACTTCACCATCTTGTCGGCGGCATCATCCGTGATGCCGATGAACGGGCGTTGATTGACCTTCGTGACCCATTCCGTCACATGGGCGGGAAGCAGGGGTCGCAACCGCCGCAAGCTGCCCATCTCGCTCCGATGCTCTTCCACGGATACGAACTTCTGTTGTGTTCCCTTCTTGACGGTGCGGATGGCGCGGAGGTAATCGCCACGGGTGCGGCGATCGTCGGCCATGCGCTTATCGGCTTCTGCGAATACCTTCCGGAGATTCGACTTGATCGTGGCCGTCACCGGCTGGCGCGTCTCGCCGCCCCATTGATGCTTCGCCATGCCCTGCCGCTTGGAACCTATCGTTACCGTATGCGCATCCGGAGCGCCCGCTTCGAAAGTCACGGAGCGCGAGAGCATGGCCGTGTCGATGAGCGCGGGACGATTCTCGAACCGCCGCCCCTTGATGCGTGGACCCTTTTCGAGGTCCATGATGGCCCCGGCAATATTCATAAAGTGGCGCGCCTGAGTCGGGTAGCGGGTATTCCATTGGAACGTCCCGAGCGCCTGTTTCTGGAAGGAGAGTTGCGATTCCCCGACGAGGAGGATGCCGAATTGCTTGAGGAGTCCGGTGGGATGCTCCAGCTTTTGACGGAGCTTGACCAGCCCTATGCGAATCCCCTCCAGCGGCCCCGTTGCCACACCACTTTCCTCCTCCGGATTTACGGAACGTCCGTCGGGAATGCCTTCGAGCGGGCGGGCGGTCCCGGTATGAACTGGTCGAAATATCCCCTGTCCGCATCGGGCCGGACCTCCTCCGTGCCCCGCTGCTCCGATGTCGGAGTCAAGATCGAATCCGTCGCCGGAACGATGCGATTCCTGCCCGTGACGAGCGCGAAGGAATTCAGCCGCTTTAGCCATTGTTCCCGCATCTCGTCCGGATCGGTCCCGGCCATGCGCGACATCAACTTGAGCATCACGCCTTCGACGGCCACGCTCACATGACGCGCATCCGTTCCGTCATAGACGGTCCCGGCATAAATCTCAAAGTCCGCCTGTACGTCCGTACAGGCAAGAGTCAAGCGAGTGGCGTCTACGGTCGTTGCCGTCTGCAAGTCCGGATTCGTGAGCGCGATCTGTCGCTCCAGCGAAAATCTGGACTTGAATTCGTCGGCAAGGGCCATGCTTTACCTCACGCGCTCAAAGGCACGAACTTGTCTTCGATCTTCTC